GGCGCGCTTGCTGATCCCGAACTTGGTCTCGCCGCCCGGATCCTTGGGATTGTTCACGTAGCCGCCTTCATGGCCGATCAGCTTCTCGAAGCAGTCATCGAAATAGGTCATTGGTCGTCACTCCGTCGCATGGGGTGGGCAGCGCCGTGCCAGCGCGCCACGTTGATGAGCAGGCCCGCGAGCACGCAGGCCGAGAAGATGGTGTCGCCCACGGTGGTCCATGTGTTCCACAGCACAGGCTGCAGGCCAGAGGCCACGGCGCCAGCCAGCAGCAGTGCGTACCGGGCTCGCGCCAGCTTGTGCACGCGGGCAACATGGGAGTTGAGCCGACAGATGCAGGCCCAGCCGATGCCCAGACAGATCGCCAGGTTGGCCATGGCCAGGAGTTGATGTGCTTGCCACGTCATCACGCACCTCCCTCGCCGCCACCGGCTTTGCGCTCCAGCACCCGCGCCACGCGCTCGAACACCCAGCGTCCGAGCCTGGGCCAGTCGTCGCCCACGCCGCCCACGAGCAACGCGATCGGGGACAACATCCAGTTGGTCTCATCGAAACCCAACCAGCGGCCTGCCAGCGTGGCCAGGCCCACCGTGACCAGCACGGCGGTGGCGTTCAGGCGCATGAAATAGCCCACGGCGCCGAGGCGGGCACTCGGGTCGCGACGGCCCAGGGCCCACGCGGCCCCCACGGTCGATGCAATGAGGATCACCGCATACGGCCCGATGTAGCCCGCCATCGCCGGCCCGAAGAGCACCGATGCGATAGCCACGGCTGCAGCTGTTGGTTCAAGTTGATTCATCGGCCCTCCTCCGGGCATGAAAAAGCCGCCCGAAGGCGGCTGTTGTGGAGTGGGGCTGATCAGAGCGTCACAGCGAGTGCGAAGGCCTCATCGAGCGACTGTGGCGTGCCGCCGAGCTGCGCCCAGAGCTGCTGAAGGAACGGGTTGGCTCGCTCCCAGGTGTCCGCCTCGTATTCGATCTGGGCCTCGCGCTTTTGCACGGGGTCTGTGATCGCGGCTATGGCCGCCTCGGCATCGTCCAGCACCCCATGGGTGAGCAGTGCGAGTTGCCCCTGCCGGCGCGTGCAGGACTTCGGGATCAACGCGGCTGCAGCCTCCTCGCGCTGACGCTGCAGCTCGGCCAACTCCTCTTCGGTGAGCAGCACGACAGACCACTGCTGCCGCCATACGCCTTCGACCTCCATCGGCGCGGCCTCGACAGGCTTTTGCGTATCCGCGTCGTAAGCCGGCGTGTCTGTCGGCTCCACTGGGGCATAGCACTCCAGGTGATGCGCCATCATCGTGAGCGGATGCAGTTCCTGAATTTCCGCAACGCTAAGCGGGTAGTCGCCGGTTTCGATATTGATGTACATGTTGATCCTCAAATAACGCGGCCGAGACGCGTGCCAGTTACGAGCCAAGTGATATATGCGTTGCCGTCCACGTAGTAGCCAGCGAGCGCACCACTTGATCCTGCGGACGGCGTTCCGGCGCCAGTTCCGCCACTGCTTCCACTGCTACCAGAATTTCCGGGCTGCCCTATATCTCCGCCCTGGCCGCCGATCCCACCCTGTGCCCATGGCTGCGAATCTCCTGGGAAAATGGCACCGTCGTACGTTGAATAAGTGCCTGAGCTGACATTGGGGTTCGTGTTGCGACCAATGAACGTCACTGTCCCGGACGTCGAAAATCCGGCTCCATTGCCGCCCGCCCCGCCCTGTCCTGAGCCGCTACTGCTTGCATAGCTCCAGCTTGCACTGCCGCCAGTTCCACCGTGGCCGCCGCCGCCGAAAATGGTGCCGTTGTTTGTGACCCTGACTCTGATCCGGGTGTAGAGACCGGTCCCGCCGACGCTGCCGCTTGACTGCACACCGCCGATGCGACCGTTGTTGATGATGTGCAGCGCATCGTCTGGGATGCCAGATATCGATAATGCTGCAACATCAATGCCGGCATTGATGACGCACTCAATCTGCATGCCTGTGGCATAACCCGCTGCGGTTGCCAGGGACAAGATGTTCGGGCTTCGCACGTTCGCGGAGATGACAATCTGCACAGTGCGACTTGCACAGGACATGAGCCATCGAGCTGTCATGGGTTATGCTCTCCTGCTATGAAGGCATCAATAAAAGATCCCTCGGTATTGAAAAACGTTAGCGTCAGCGTCTGACCTGCTGAATACGTCGGGAAGGTTATTCCTGCAGGAAATCGGAAATTGGTGTTGAAGCTGATTGGCCACGCCCAACCCGAGAATTTAAGGCGTAACGTCATTTGGTCTCCAAGCCCTCTAAATGCTCCGGTGAAATATGTGTTGTACTGCACTGTCAGCTGATGAATAGAGCCCTTTGATGGGTCAAGGTAGTAAAGTTTTGCGTCACCAGGCCCGGCTCCGGTACTCGATGCATAAACATTTTCACGCTGATCAGTTGCATCAAGAGACCGCCGCCACGCTGTGAATACTCCATTGATCTTCCGTCGAAAATAGTGCGGCGTGTCAAGGGTTACCCCAAAGGCTTCCTGGAGTACATAGTTTTGACTCGAAAATTTAGCCTGCCGAATATAGTGCCAAGTATCACCGCTTGAAGGCGCATTGGCCAGATTCTGGCCGACATAGAGGTTATTTTCCTCAGGCAGGGAATTACAGTCGAAACCATTGGCAAGCAGTTGCGCCGATATCCTCGATATCACTTCATTTGCACGCGGCGCCTGGTTGCCGGTCGCATTGGCCGGCACATTGATGTGCCCCGTGAACGTGCCACCCGTGGTCGGCATGTAGACGCCCGTGATGTCGCCCCAGGCTAGCTGCCAGGCCGCGCCATCCCACCACCAGCCGCGCTTGTTCAGGGCTACGTTGGCGCCCGTGTTTGTGTACAGGGCGCCGGCCTGCAGGGGGTTGCCCATGTTGTCGGTCGCCGGGTGCGAGTTGACGGCCTTGCTGCCCAGATACATGACCTGCATTGCAGCCAAGGCGCCCGTTGCCGTGCTGGCGTGCGTGGCCGCCGTGCCAGCACTGGTGGCCGCGTTGCTTGCAGAGGTCAGGGCATTACCCGCTTGAGTGGCCGCCGTGCCAGCACTGGTGGCCGCGTTGCTGGAGTACGTCAGAGCGTTGCCTGCATGGCCTTGAGCCGCCGTCGCATATTCCTGGGCGGCAATGGCGCACGTCCGGCCCGCGACCGCAATCTCGCGCATGCGGGACACCGCAGGCGGAACACTCGTCGCATACGCGTAGGCCTCGTTATTGAAATTGGTGCTGCCGAGCGCCGGATAAGGCGAGATCGGCAGCACGTCCGGGATCGTGACGATATCGGTCATACGTTGCCTTTAATTTGGATTTCTGCGCGGGCTGTCGGCCCGCCCGAGGAGCGCACGGTGCCGGTGACCTTGCCCACCGTCGCCAGGTGGGAGAACTTGGCCAGCTTGGAGACTTCGACGGCCACGACCTTGCCGGCGATCTGGGTCAGCAGCGAATCGATCAGCGGCGCCTGGTCAGCGGCCACGACGACGGACAGGCTGATGTTTTTGGCCTTGCGGCCCTCGATGTCTTCATAGGTGCCGTCCGCGTTGTCCTTGGTGTAGCCGTAGTCCTTGGTTGTGACCTCGGCGCCCTCCTCGACCGCGCTGAAGCCGCCCGAGGGGGCCAGCAAGGTCTTGTGATTGCCGACGCTGATGTAGCCGACCGCCGCTTCTGCCGTCGGCGCGGTGCGGCGCACGGTGATCTTGATGCGCTGATCGGGGTGCAACGGGATGCCCCGGAGCACGTAGTGATCGCCGCGCTGCAGATCGCCGAAGAGGTATTCCCATTCGCCGTATGCCTGCTGCCAGAGGTCAGCATTGATCGGCGGGATGAGGTTCGGCCCGCCGACGCCGGCCGTGATCGTGATGCTCAGCGAGTCGCCTTCCAAGCCGTACAACGCCAGGCCATCGGCAAACACGCCCTTGAGTTCATAGGTCAGCGTCTGGACGGCTCGCGCTTTGGTGAACAGGTATTGATCGAACGGGCACCAGCGATTGGTCGGCTCTTTGAAAAGCCACTCGGCCGGCATCTTGTCCGGCGTTGTCGCGGTGCCCGTGTGATCTTTCACGCATTGATAGATCTTCCTTTCATACACGCGGCGGTCGCCCACCTTGTAGTTACCGGAGCCGACCCACGCCACCTCGCCCCGGGCTGCATCCAGCTCGGGAATCGACGTGGCGGGGCCGAACGAATCCGGCGTGATCGCTTTCGGCAAAAGAATGTTCATACCGTTCCCACCCTCAAGACGCCCGACTCCGCCACGGTGTCGAATTGCTCAGCCATTTGCGGCATGCCAGCCGTGTTGCGCTCCAGCGCCGCGATCTGCCCGCGCATCAGCCGGTTCTCAGCGACCAGTTGCTCGACCAGCGACTCCAGGCGCGAATTGCTGCCCGCGCCACTGAGCAGCGCCTGCGTCTGTGCAGAGGACCAGTAGCGAGCCGGGCCCGTGACCTCCAGTTCCGGCCCACGCTCACCGACCAGACGCATCCCTCCCGAGTGCAGCCCGCCCCCGGCGAACGCGGGAACGCCCACGCTCTCCGCAGCTTTGAGCCAGTCGTTGTAGAAGAGTCCTGACAGCGCCGAGAGATCAGAGAGAGATCCGCCAGCGCCCTTGATCGCATCAAGCAACCCACGCAGGTTTCCAGTGCCGTCAAAGGAGTGGTACAGCGCAGCCAAGCCGTCAAGACGCGCGATCTCCGCTGCGTCGATAACCGGGTCGTACCAGACCCCGCCAGACCCATCGATACGAGGGCGCGAGTACTTGGCTTGGGTCTGTTCCGAGCCGCCGCCACCAGGCCCCCACACAGCGCCGCCGTCATCTGGCTTTTGGCCGGTGCCCGTGCCCGGCTTGGAGCCGGGAATCAGCGCATGCAAGGCCTTGACGGCATCCTCAACGCTCAGCGTCGCATCGATCTGGGCCTTGTTGTCGGCCAGCTGGTCGCGCCAGTACGTGAGCGTCTTGTCCAGGCGCTCAAGCTGCTCTTGCGAGGCCTTGAGCTGCCGTTCCTCTGCACTCAGCTGCGCATCGCCCTTGTCTGCCAATTCGCTGAGCTGGCCAGCGAGGACCAACGCATCGCGGTCGCGCTCAAACTGGGTCGCATAGCGGCCCGAATTGATGCCACCCCGCGCCGCACCGATGGCATCTGTCAAGCCCTCGTAGTCGGTGAGCTTTCGCCCGCCGCGCACGCCCGACAGCGCGCTCTCGATGTAGACCATCCCCTGGGCGGCCAGCATCTGCTGCGTGGCATCCAGCGAGCCGTACAGGTCGCGCGCATTGCTCTTGAGGGTGCTCAGCGCACTCGACAGGCTGCTTATGGCTTCCTGCGATGCGCTGGCCACGTCTTGCCAGTACTTCTGTTCACGCTGGATCGCGGCCTCGAAGTTCGCCATCGCTGCGTCCTTGGCTTTCTTGCGCGACTCCTCCAAGGCCTTGGCTGCCTCGTCTGCTGCGGTCTTGGCTGCCTCGGCCGCCGTCTCTGCCGACTTCTGGGCATAGTCCGCAGCCACTCCGAACAGCTGCGCCAGAGCCAGGAGCTTTGCCGCCAGCTCCGTGTTGCCAGAGGCCAGGGCATCCTCGATCAGCTTCCTGAACTTCTTCTTGGCCTCTTCGCCGCCAGCGGGGTCAATGTCCACGACGCCCAGCTTTTTGAGTTGGTCGCGCACCTGGCGTTGCAGGATCTCGGCGCGTTCGGCCTCGCTGTAGAACCCGGCATAGAAGGCGTTGACATTGGATGCCAGCGCTTCCAGGCCGCCGCTGAGCTTTAGCAGTTCGGTCTGCGCCTTCTCAGAGAGCCCGGCAAAGCCGGTCATCGTGTCGGCCCAGCCCTTGAATGCCGCGTCGATGGCCGCGATCTTGAGCAGCGCTTGGTTGAGGCCTTCCACTGTCACGTTGTCGCCAAGCGCATCAAGCTCCGTGCGCATCCAGCCCGGGATGTCCCCTTTCTTGATCTCATCGATCAGCGCGCCGCCCATCTCGCCGACGAACTGCGCCCAAGCCTTTTGCGGGTCCTTGTCGAGATCGCGGTTTTTGTACTTCTTGAGCACCTCCCCAGTAGTCTTGTCGATGAGCTGGAAAAAGCCCATCGCGCCCTCATCGCTGTACTTCGGATTGACCGAAAAACCTGCGGCCAAATCGATGTCGCGCGCTTGGCTGCCACCAATCTTTGACAGCGCCTTGTACATGTCCAGCATGCCGTTGACCGTGGTCTGCAGCTGCTTGTCGAGCGCATCGTTTTTGCGGCTTGTGAAGTCGCCCAGCGTGTTGCCCCAGGCGTCGGTTCCGAGCACCTGTTTCACAGCAAGGTCGCGGTCGGTGGTAGCGGTCGATGCCACACCGCCCGAGTGGTTCGGGCCTCGGCTGTCACCGCCGAACAATTTCTTAATCAGCGAAAAGCCTGCAATCGCAATACCGATGTACGGCAGAGCCGCGCCCAGGGCCTGCATGCCGCCCGCGAGCAACTCGCCGCCCATCATCATCTCGATGCCACCAGACAAGGCGGGCATGCCGCCCATGAGGCCGGCGCCGAAGTTGGTGCCGGCGAAAAGGCCGCTCTCGCCCAGCAGACCCAGGCCGGGGATGCCCCCGCCAAAGCCGCCGCCTGAGCCCCCCGTGCCGCCTACGCCTCCCAGGCCACCGCCGCCGCCACCCTGAACCCCGATGAGCGATGCCACAACCTGAACCACGAACGGCCGCAGGAACATCTTGTAGATCTGGTCCGCCACGGTCGTCTTGAACGTGGTGGTCAGGCTCTTCGTGAAGCTGTCCCAGCCGTCGCGCCCGTTGTTGAGCATGTCTGCGAAGCCCTTGCGGAAGATCTCGTCGTACTGCTCAACCTGCTTGTTGACGTACTCCTCCTGGATGCGCAGCAGCGAGGTCTGGGTGTTGATCTCGGCTTTCTCGCGGGCCTTCTGGCGCAGCGTCTCCCGCTGCTTTTCATTCTCCTTCTCGTCTCCGCTGTAGATCGTGCGGTCGATCTCCGCCAGCTCCTTGGCGAGCTCCAACTCGATGCGGCGCTGCGCGATGATCTTCTTGCGCTGCACCTCGTCGGCGCCCAGCAGCGACAGGCCCTCTTTCTGGATCGCCAGCTCATCCTTCGATGTCTGCAGCGACTTCGTGAGACGGTCGTCCATCTGCTTGTAGTCGGCCTGCTGCAGAGCGGCCGTGTAGCGCTTCTGGGCGGCGATCTTGGCTTCCAACGATGCGATGTACTTCGGATCGAAGCTGTCGCTGCCCTGGGCCTCGGCCATCTGCTGCTCAAGCGTGGCGAGCGTCATTCGCTCGATCTCAGTGCGCCCCTTCCCGAACACGGCATTGGCAGCCTCCTGCTCGCGCGCACGGTCGGTGATCGAATCAGCGGCCTTGAAGTTGCCAGCGATGAGGGCTTCCTGAGCCTTCATCGACTTCTCCAGGCCGTCATTGCTGCGCAGCTGCACGCCCAGGGCGTCGGCCAGGGCCTTGGCTTCTTCCAGTTTGGCGCGGGTCTTCGCGTTCGTAGCTTTCTCGATCTGGGCCGACAGCTTGAGCGACTCGCGCTCACCAGCATTGAGGTCAGCGGCGGCCACGCCCAGCGTGAGCAGCTGTTCGCGGTACTGCTTCGCCGCTGCAAGTTGGCCCTCCAGGCTTGCCAGCTGGTTGTCGGAGATGCTGATGCCGCCCGAGCCCTTCTCGGTGTACCGCTTGTTGATCCCTTCGACGGCGTTCTTGTAGCGCGTCTCCAGATCAGCAAGTTTCGACGCCAGCTCCGGCGTGTTGGCATAGGCTCGCTTCGTCTCTTCAACCGACTTGTTGTAGGTGTTCTGAGCGATGGTCAGCTCTTGCTTGCGCTTGACATCCTTGGTCGCGAATTGGCCCGCAAGCTTGTCGAAGTCCTCCATTGCATCGACGTACTCCTTGTTGGCGGCCTGAGTCTCGGCAATGGACTTGCCGGCAGCGCCAGCAAGGGCCAGAAAATCAGACGCCTGCTGAATCTGTCGCTTCAGGTTTTCGACGCCCTTGTCCCAGCTCGTACGCGACTGCTCGTTCTTTGGCCCCTGCGCGAGCTTTGCATTCAATTCCTGTTGCAGCGCTTCAAGGTGCTTCGCCGCTTGGTCCGTGGGCGAGGTCCGGCGCCCCACGCCGAGAATTGCGTCCCACATCTTCTTCGCGCCGCCCGTCACGATCTGGACCGCGCGCTCGATGTAGCCCAGGTTCTGGGTCAGCTCATCTGCGCCGGTCTTCATCGCGTCTGCGTAAGCCTTCTGAGCCACAGCCGCAGCCTCGGCAGTCTTGCCCTGCTTCTCCAGCGCCTTGATCTGGTCGTAGATGCTCGCAGTCAGGTAGTTCATCTGCTCGTTCAGGGCGAGCGATGCCTGCAGCGGATCCTTGGCCAGGTCCGCAAACTGCTTGGCCGTCTCGCTGACGGCTTGGCCCGTGGTCTTCTCCCATTGCAGAGCGATGGCGGTGAAGTCCTTCAACTGGTCGGATGCGACCTTGCTGTAGCGGGCCATCTCGGCCAGACCTGCAGCTGCGGCACCTTGGGTGCCCGATGTGCTGGCGATGGCACGGGCCATGGCATTCAGCTCATCGACGGTGGTGCCAGCCTGGTTGCCGCTCAGCACAAGGGAGCGGCGGAAGTTGTCCGACTCCTTGCTGCCTTGGTAATACGCGACGCCGAGCGTTGCGGCGGCAGCAGCAGCCACGGTGAAGGGATTCACCAAGCCGACCACGTAGCCAGCCATGCCGCGCGCAGCCGCGCCAGCACCGCCAAACATGTCTTTCAACTGGCCGCCCTGTTGCAGCAGCACCGTCAGCGGGGCCTGGCCAGACTGGAGAGACACAACGATGTCCGTGAACTGCGCCGGCACCATGCGCATGGCCTGAGCCGTCTGCGCCGCCGTCATCCCGACTCGACCCATGCCGGCTTCGGTCTCGCGCAGCTTGGCGATGTACGGTGCCGCCTGGCTGGCAACACCCAGCTGCACTGCCTGCAGCTCCAGCAGCTCGGATTTCGTCTTGCCCAGGGCCTGGGTCTGCGAGCGCAGGGATTCCAGGAAAGAGCTCTGACCCGCTTCCTTGGCTTGCTGGGCCTTGAACGATGCGAGCGCCTCTTCAGCCTCGCGCAGCTTGGCGACCAGCGGGTTCAGCTTGGTCGCATCGAGACCACGCATCTCGATCTTCTGCTCGAAGGCGCGCGACAGGCTTTCGCCGGCCTGGGTAGCAATCCTGGCCTTTTCTGTGGCGCGGGTCAGCGCCTGGGCCATCGCGCTTTCGGCCCGGCCCATCTTCTGGGCGGCTTCATCGGCGCCATCGCCGATCCCCTTCACGCCCTTGGCGGCCTGCTCGCCGGATTTGGCGACGGACGCAGCCATATCGGCCGCGCCAGTCTTGATGTTCTGAAAGGTGGTCTTGGTGTCGTCTTCCGCAGAAACCACGAAGCCAATCTTGCGGTTTTGTTCTTCCATCACACCCCCAAACAAAATGGCCCGCCGAAGCGAGCCATAAAAAAAGCCCGCAGTGCGGGCCGTTGTGCTGTTCTAGGGCTATTTACTGCAATAGCCCTCTATGAATACCTTGCTACCAACGTCTTTTTCCACGTCAGCGCTTTCTCCGCTTGTCGAAGCGAATAGCTTGAAACCGGAGTAACCTCCGAGCTCGTTTTTGGCATTCACCTCACCGCAAAGAATGCTGGTTTTTACGGTCCATCCGTTGATCAACCGCTCATTTCTGAACTGAGCAGAATCAGGGTCTTTCAACTCGGCGCGCACCGCATTGCGGTGTTGATGTACGACGTAGGCGCCGTACATGTAAATGCAGCCCCCCAGCACCAGCAGAACCAACAGGCCGACAGACAAGACTTTGCGCATATACCCCTCGCTTGAAAATTGAAGGGCATGCTACCGCATCACCTTTTCTGCGGGATGTTGACCACGGCCATCTCCATCCGCCGCACGTCGGCGAACAGTTCGTCCCAGAGCTCCTGGTCGCCCTGCGCCACGCGGTCAAGCAGCGGATAGACCACCTCGTATCGCAGGCCTACGCGCCCGCCGCCGCCCATTCCAACCACCCAGGCCCATTGCGTCTGCAGGCCGACGAACAGCGCCAGCGGCTCGGCGTTCTCGGGCCAGGCCTCCACCGGGTCTTCCCAGTAGTCTTCTGGCTCGCAGCCTTCCGCGACCTCAGGGTCGGGGGTGAAATAGGCGACGGTGGCGCTCAGGAGTTTTTTACGCGGCCATCCACCAGCGCGGCGCGGTAGGCGTCCCAGAACGCGGCGGCGGCGTTGGGCTCTTCATCGAACAGCTGCACCAAGGCCGCCTTGTTGAGCTCGATCTCGACACCCCAGCCCACCAGATACTTGAGGGTTCGTTCTGCGCTGAATTCGAGTCCACGGTCGGCCAGGCTGGCGAAGCTGAATTTCTCGCCGTCGGCCGGCTGAGGGACATTGGCATTGGACACCTCGTCCCACAGCTCGCCGAACTCGCGGCGCGTGCGGTATTTGAACTTGCAGTCCATCTCGGCAACCTCGCCGGTCACGCGCACGAACGAGACGGGCGCGGTGATGGTCTCGGGACGGGCGCCAAAGATGAATGCGGGGGGCTTCTTGCCAGCCTCGTCTGCAGCGGCGGAAACAGCGGTCTTGGATTGAGTGGCCATGGAGTGATCCTTTCAGCGGAGAGAAAAAGAGAAAGCCCGTGCCCGACTGCCCGCCTCCGCTGAAAGAGACGAAACAGCCGGGCCGGTGCATGGGGTTGACGCCTTAGCTGGCGTAGCGGGTGGAGCGGCCCTTGCCGCTGAAGTCGGCCTTCACGCGGTTGACCTGGCCGTCCTGCATCAGCACTTCATCGTTGAGCGCCACGGTGCATGCCAGATACGACGTGGCGCCGTTCTTCATGGTGAGGCGCTGGATCGTGTCGGCGCCGCTGGCGGACAGGTCTTCGAGCGCGTTGTAGCCGGGGGTCTCGATGGCGTCGGCGTCGATTTCCAGCGAGCGCGACACGGGCGAGAAGCCGTCGTTGATTTCCTGCTCGTTCTCGGATTCGAGGTAGCGATACGTGACCTTCTTGGGATCGCCGCCGCTTGTGTTGTTGGACAGGATCTGCACCACGTCCACCCAGGTCAGCGCCTTCTGGAACGAGCCAGCGCCGCCGCCAGGGGTGAACAGGTTGGTGTTGCTGGTGTTGGCCTTGCGGCCCTCCAGGGTGAACGTGTCCGGGGTCGGGATGGCTTTCACGCGGAACACAAGGCCGTTCAGACGACCCCAGCCGGACAGAACGATCACGATGTTGCCGACGGCCAGGCCGTGCCCAGCTGCCGTGCAGACGGCCTCGGTCGCGTTGGTGATCGCGGTGATAGGCACCTTGGCGCCGATGGAAGTGGCCACGGCGATGCGCGAGCCGGTAGGGAGAGATGCCATGTTGTGGCCCTTTCAAAGAAAAAGGCCCCAGAGGGGCCGGTTTCTGCGAGGCGTCATGGCTGCGAGTCCCCATCGGGAGTGGCAGGCCTGCGAGGCAGGTTGGAGAAAACGTTCAGTGAGAGGTGCGGCTTTCGAGCCACTTCTCCCAGGCTGTGATGGCGCCCTTGGCGAGGCGTATCAGCGTGCGGTGCAGTTCCGTAGTTGCTGTGCTCATTGGGTTTCCCTGGAGACGAAATCCTTGTCTCCCATCACGATGACGAGATTCAAGGGGAGAGGGCGCTGAAGGACAAGCTCCCCGCCCGGCAACACTGCAGCGGCATCTGGAACCGCCGCGCTGGCCGAGTAATAGACGAGCTGGTCCTGGGCCTCCACCCTGTCAGCCAGGGTGCGCAGGTTCTCAGCCAGGCGCTTGTTCGATTCAACTGTCTTGTTGTCCATGGACACTCCTGTACGGTCGCAGCCGGGCTATCGGGCGCCCAGAATGGAAAAGGTCTGCAGGTAGCCAGAGACAACGCCTGCATCGTCATAGGCCCCAATCGGGTCGCCGTGAGGGCGGGCGGTGAAGGTGGCAGCTGCGCAGAGCCGTTCCTCGATGCGCTGGATCAGCGCAAAGGCCTGCTGCGGCGTGGCGGCCCAGGTGTTGATCTGGATGAGCGGCTTGCGCTTGTCTGCTGGCGCGTTGTCCGTGTAGCGCAGCACGTCGCCGCCGATGTGCTGCCAGGTCACGTAGGGCATGGCCGTGCCGTAGGGCGCGGTCCCCACGACGACACGCGGGCACTCGGCCTGCAACTCGGCCATCAGGTCGGTCTCAAGCGCCATGGTATGCACCCTTCTCGAACAGCCTGCGCCACAGTTCGGCCTCGGCGGCCTTCTGCGCTTCAGGCACAGAGCTCTCTGCGCTCCGCACGAAGGCCTTGCCGGGCACCTGAATCGGCGTCGGCAGGGTCACGTAGTACGCATCCTTCTGCGCCTGGCTGGCGTGCCGGCCTGGTGGCTTCTTGCCGTCCATGCCTGGGCGAACCATGGGCCGCACTTGACCGTCGTTCCCCCGGTAGTAGCGGTAACGCTGCAGGTAGCCCCATTCCACCAAGTGGCCATGGGGTGCGGTGATGTGGTTCCAGCTGACGTGGTACTCGGCGCGCTGGCCATCAACCGACTTCTCGGGGCTGAAGGCCTGGTAGATCGAGCGGTCCAGATTACCCGTCGAGCGCCCCAGCGCACGCACGTTGATCTTGACCCGCTCGTACAGCACCTGAGCGCCCGCCTGGGCAACTGGCCGAATAGCCTCATGCACATCGTCGCCCAGGTCCGCCAGGAGGCTATCCAACGCCCCCAGGTCCACGGCCATGCCGAAAGTCTTGTTGCCCTGCAGCGCCTTCCGGCGCCATTCGTCGGCGGCGCGGCGTGCGTACTTGCTGCGAGCCATGGCCGTCAGCCCTTGAACGGCACTGCGTCGGCACGCGCGGCGCGGGCCTCTGCTACGCGCCCGGGGTCCGCGTCCATCCAGCCCGCGTTTGCCGCAGCCACATCGGCCGGCACGTCGTCAATCAGCAGGCCGGCGATGTAGCCGTAGGGGCCGATGGTGCCGGGCCTGGTCGTCAGCACCGTGCGCGGCCCGCCGTCGTCGGCCGGCGCAGGGGCAGCGCGCGGCGCCCGCGGGGCGCGCGAGGTCCGTGGTTTGGTCATTGGGTCGGTCCTTTCACAAGCTCGCACACCAGATCGATGTACTCGCGGGTTGGCCCAGGCAGCACGGCCTTGAGCTCGTAGATCTGGCCGTCGAACAGCACGCGCATGCCGGCGTCCACGCCAGCGCGGCGCCGGATGCGGATGCTCGCGCGGACGATGGACACCTCGGCGTCGGCTTTTATCGTGCCCAGGCCAGACTTGTGCAGCACGTTGGCTGCAATGCGGCCCGGGGAGATGTTCTCCCAGCCTTCGGGCAGCGGAGTGCCCCATTCATCCGCGCCGCCTGTCTTACGCTGGATGTGGATGCGGTCTCGAAGAGTGCCGGCCTGCATCAGAAGCCTCCCGCCGTGTTGATGTAGGGCAGCAGCAGCCAGTCGGCACCCATCGGGATCTCGGCGGCCTGGCCCGGGGCCACGGCCTCGCGGTTGGCGTACAGGTGCCCGATGATCAGCTGCGCGGCCGAGTGGATAGCCTCATCGATGACCACGCCGACAGCCCCCTCCGGGATTTCGGCCTGATCCTCGTAGAGCTTGGCGAAGATCTTCCCCTCGATGGCCAGATACGCCGCAGCGATCCAGCCTTCGATGAGGGCGTCCTCCTCATCACCATCGACCCGCAGGTGCAGCTTGGCCCGCGCGAGGTCAATCCTCTGCATGGGCCTGGCCCGGGAAAGGCTTGACGGGCGAGCCCACCGAGCGGGCGTAGGCCACGGCATCGGGGTGCGGGTCCACGCTGCCGGCGTAGGCCTGGGCGATGGTCTCGGGCACGCCCTCGATCACATCGTCAGGCGCGAAGCGCACGCCATCGATGGTCACGGCGGCCAGGACGCGCACGTCGACCAGCGCCACGTCCTGGGACGCGGGATCCTGCTGGGTTCCAGCGCCAGCGCCCTGCCCTTCTGCGGCCCCAGCCGTAGCCGGGGCCCGGGTCTCGCCAGACTGCGCAGTCTCGTCGCCCCCCTGATGCTGGGCCTGCTGGCCTGCAACCTGGTCGGCGGCCGGCGCCTCAGCTGCCGTGGGTGCCATGGGTGCGGGTTTCGGTTTCGTTGCCATGTCGGCTCCTTGAGATGCGGCCCCAGCCGTAGCCGGAGCCTGGGTTCATGAGCGGCCGATCAGGTGGCCGAGTTGGCGTAGGCCTTGACGGCGCCGCCCACGTCCAGCAGGTTGCCGCCCGAGCGGCAGAAGGCCACGAAGCCCACTTGGCCCTTGAGCGTGTATGCGCTGTCGGTCATGCGGAACAGGGTGACGTCCATCACGTCGCGGATCAAATACTTGCTGAAGTCGCCGTACAGGATCGACTTGGCATTGGCCGCCATCGGAGCCATGTTCTGGTTGATGTTGATGGCGCGGCCCATCAGGCGGTCAGGGGCGCCGCCAGGGTTGCCCTGCTCGTAGCCCGGCACGAAGATCGGGCGGTTCTGGGTGTCCTTGATCTTGCGCAGCACCTTGAGCACATCGTCATGGAACATCCAGGCAGCGCGCGAACGGTAGATCGGGTCCACCGAGTGCTCCAGGTCCACCAGGTCGTCATAGGTCACGCTGGTGGTCTGGCCTGTGGCACCGGTCTTGCCGACGGAGGCGCCCGTCACGATGCCGCGAGGCTGGCCGGTGCCAGTGCCCACGGTCTGGTGGCGGTTCTGGATGCGGCCCAGGCGCAGCGCCAGCAGCGACTTGATGTAGGCCTCGATGTCGATGAACGAGTCCTGCAGCAGCTCGAAGGGCAGCGCGATGCTCTTGGAGCTGTACTTGTAGACGTCCATGGACGCCTGACCGAAGGCGGTCTCGCCGTTCGTGACCGCAGCGTTCTGGCCAACGATTTCGCCCTCCTCCGCCGTCGCGTCGGCCGTGGGGAACAGCATCTGCGCGCCGGTCGCCGTCTGGAGCGCAGTGGCCACGGCGCGGACGCCGCCCATCTGCTTCATCGCTTCGAGCAGGGAGCGGCTGAACTCGGTGGCCACGGTGTAGCCGCCCTCGGAGCCTGTCGTGGTGGACATGGCGGCGCGGATGTCGGGGTTCTGGCGCGAGGCCATGGCATTGCGCTGCTCGGGCGACAGGTTGGACAGGCCGCCGGTCAGCATGGCGCGCAGGGCCTGGGATTCTTCGGTGCGCCCGCCGCCTTGGACCGTGGCCTGGTTGAGCGCGGCCTCGTGCTCGGCGCGCTCATCGCCGGCCACCTGGTTGATGCGGTTCTCGCGGGCGATCTCGCCGTCGATGGCCTCGATCTCGTTGAGTATGGTGTCCAGGGCCGAGGCATCGGCGGACGGCATGCGCTGGTCGGCCGGGGTCTTGGCGTTCAGTTCGGCGGCGGCCTTGGCCTTCGCGTCACGCTGGGCGCGCAGTTGTGCAAGTTTGCTCATGGTGAGCCTTTCTTTCAGGTTGTGACCGCTCGCGCAGGTCGTTCGGACATGAAAAAGCCGCCTCGGTGGGCGGCGGTCTCAGTTGCGCGAGGCGCTTACTGATGGGAGAGGCGGGCCAGCATGCTCAAACGCTGCTGCTGGCGGGCGCGGTGGTCTTCGGTGGCGAACTGCTGATCGTTCGCGGGTTCAGCCTTGGGCGTGGGTTCGGGCTCGTCGCAGGGGTCGCGCGGCGCGTTGGCGTAGGCCGAGAGGTTCCAGGCCTTGGCGTTGGCCCTGGCGCTTGCGCGCGCCTTGGCGTCGCTCGCAGCGATGGAGGTGGCGAAGCCGTTCTCCAGCGCCTCGTCGGCCGTGAACCAGGTTTCTTCCGCCATCCATTCGGAGATCTGCGCCAACTCCTTGCCAGTCTTGGCCGCGTAGGTCTCGGCCAGGGTGCCGTCGATCTTGTCCAGGAGGTCGGCCTCCTTGCGCAGGTCGTTGGCGTTGCCCCACATGCCGGTCCAGGCCTTGTGGATCATGAACATGGCGCCCTTTGCCATGATCACCTCCTCCCCCGCCATGGCGATGAAGGTTGCCGCGCTGGCCGCGATGCCGTCGATGTGCACGATCACCTTGGCGCCGTGCCCACGCAGGGCCTGCTCCATGGCGCGGGCTGCGAAGACCGAGCCGCCTGGGCTGTTGATGCGCAGATGGATGGTGTCCACGTCCAGATCACGGATGGCCTTCACGAACGGCCCCGGGGCGATGCCGCCCCACCATTCGGCCTCCAGCTCACTGGATACGATGTGGTCGTAGAGGTAGACCTCGGCCTCGCGGTCGGCGGCCTTGGCCACCACCTCGAACTTGCGGGCACTGGCGCGGCGGTTGTCCGCGTACAGCTTACTGAGTCGGTTTTTCATTGCTTCCCTTCCCGTCATCTTTTCCGGGGTTGCGCAGCAGGCTGGCGTTCGGTGGCAGGTTCTCGCGGCGGCGCACCTCGCTGGCGTCCATCCACGGCATCTCGCCGGCCCGGCCCATCGCGATGCGGTAGGCCTCGTACCGGGTCTTTAGGTCGGCCCGCTCCAGGGCCTCGACCATGTGCTCCAGGAACAGCTTCTCGCGCACGGGCCAGAACTTGCGGTTCAGCTCCTGCTTGATCGGCGTCAGGTGGCGCTGCAGCGTGTAGCGCACGAAGCCGATGCCCTGCTGCTCGATGCCCGTGCCGAAACTGGTCTGCTTGTCCGTATGGCCGATCATGTGCGGCGGCACGCCCAGGATCCGGGAGATCTCTTCCACGTTGAACAGGCGGGTGGCCAGGATCTCGGCATCCTTGCTGTTGATGGACAGCTGCGCCGGCTCCAGGCCGCCCGATAGGATCAGCGGCCCACGGCCCCCGTTCATGGCCCGCGCCAGCAGCGAGGCCTTGAGGTCGCCCAGCTGCTTGTCGGAGAGCCGACCAGGCGCCTTGAGCGCATAGTCGATGTTTGCGCCGCTGGCGAAAAACCGGCTGGTGTGCTCCTGGGCGGCAATGGCCGCGCCGATGGCCTCGCGCCCTGCGAAGGTGATCGCACTGGGGCTGCGCAGGCCGTCGAAACCCAGGCTCGGGACGTGCAGCATGTCCGCGCTGTCCAGCGTGTATGCCGGCCCGCCGTCCGAGGGGTTGATGCGGTACAACACCTTGTCGCCCTTCTTGAATGGGTCCACGCTCAGCGGATGGTGCGGCTTGAGCGCGATGATCTTGGAGCTGCGCACGCTGGAGCGCACCAGCTCGGCGAAGCCGTCCCCCTCGAAGAGCTTGGCGCTCATCAGGTACTCCCAGAACGTGAAGGCGGACCAGACGCCGCCCGCGTTCTCGTTGAGCAAGTACCAATAATCGTGGTCCACCTTCTCGCGCGTGTCTCGCTCGTAGATCGAGATGGGCAGCGAGGCGATGGCGCCTGCGACCAGCGAGACGGCGGCATAAACCACTGACACGCGCATGGCCGTTTCCTTGGTGACGCGCACGCCGGCTGCCGAGCGGCTCGAAGCGCCCAGGAGGTTCGCCAGCTCGCCCATGGACGTTCCGCTGCTGGTTACCTCGTTTTCGCCCAGCGCCAGCAGGCCGGCGCGCTCTGCCGCACCCTCGCGGCCCGCGATCCAGCCGGACAGCACGCGGCTGCCGTGCTGGTGCGTGGTCATGTTGAAAGTCTGTGTCATCCCAGCTCCAGTGAGTAAATCGCCGGGCCGGCCTTCGCCTCCGGGTTCAGGGCCATGAGATACACGGCATCGAAAAGGGCCATCAGCAGATCGATCTTGCCGACGCCGCTGGCCTGCTTGGTGATGGTCACGGCATTGCCTTGCATCACCGTCTTTGCGTTGCCCACGCACCAAGCCATGAGGGCGCTGCCGCCGTGCACCAGCTTCTTGGCAGCGACGTGGCGCTCAGCCGTCTTGATCGCGCCGTTGAGCTGGTAGCCCTGCGGAATGCCCACCACCTGGGCGGCCTCGACCGGCCCCGGCTCGTCATCGGTGCCGACCAGGGCGTCATAGATAGCGCCCAGGCCCAGGCGGTCTACGCCCACCTTGTCGAGCAGGCCCGTGTCCACGATCTGCTCCACGATCTGGACCACCTCTTCCACGTCCTGGCCGACCCGATCCACCAGCACTAGGTCGCCGGCCTTGATGAAGTCGCGGTACTTGGATTCCTCGGACTTGCGTCGTTCCAGTGCGATCTGATGGATCCAGCCACGGCCCCAAGAAAGCCATTTCCCGGTTTCTGCCTCGCGGCCGATAACCGCCAGGCCGAGCAAGTCGTCCAAGCCGCCGCCATCGATCCCGACCTCTACCACTTCGCTGCGCTCCAGCAGCTCCTCCAGCGAAAACACGGGGATGGCCGCCGCCTCCCAGAAGTCAGCGCCAGCCCAGCGGTCGGAGCGCAGGTTGAGCCCGATCTCGACGTTGAGGTGCTTGGCCCAGAACTCCTTAAGTCCCTGCTCGCCCTTTTCCTCGGCCTCGCCGTGCAACTGCATGATCCGCTCGATGTCCACGGACGCACCCCAATTGGGATTCGTCACATGGGCATTGGCAAGATCCTTGTGCGCGCCCGCCTCCAGCATGTGGCGCGGAAATTCGTAGATGACCGGCAGGAACTTGCGGTCCACCTTTTCGCCGTCGCGGACTTTGCGGGCATAGGCCAGCTTGTCCTTGAACACCCCCGCTGGCGGTTCCTCCGACTGCGTGGTCGCGTAGATCACGAAGCCCTCAGGCCGGGATGCCAAGCCGCCCGTTGCCTCCAGCAGCATGTTTGAGGCACGACCCTTCTTGCCGAACTCGTGCAGCTCGTCCACGAAAACAAAGCTGGCCTTCTTGCCGGTCACCGTGGCTTCATCAGCAGCGACGACCTTCAGGAAAGCTCCTGTGTCCTTGTGGGTGACCAGGCGGTGGTAGTCCTGCACCTTGATCAGGTCCGAAAGCTCTTCGTCCGCCTTGATGAAGGCGCTGATTGGCTTGTAGCTGTTGTCGGCCACTTCCTTCGTGGGGCTGAGGATCAGCAACTCGGCCAAGTCTCGCCAGTTCATGAGCAGGGCCGTCAGCATGATGCCGGCGGCAATGGTGCTCTTGGCGTTCTTCTTGCTGACCATGAAGAAGTACTCATTGATCAGCCGCCGCCCCTCTGGGCTCTCTGACCCGAAGATAGTCCGCACCAGGTCACGCAGCCAGGGCCTGGCCACCTGTCCGATGGTCGGATGGCCCGTGACATCCGTCAGGATCAGGCTGCTGCAGATCGCCCAGGCCTCGTCGGCAACATCCGGGAACAGCGGCGGCGAAACAATCAGGCTTTCGCCCGCAACGATGCGGCGCTCCCAGTCGGGGCACGCAGTGGTCCATTCCATAGAGATCTCCGGCGTTGACGCCGGAAACCGGCTATGACTTGCCGCCCTGCACTGCCGTCAGTGTGGGCGGCTGGCGGCGGCCGAAGCGCGACGAACGGTTCTTTTGGCGCTCGGCCTCGGCTTCCTGCTTGGCGCTCTTGGGCGCCGGCTTGGGATGGCAGTACTGCGCTGCCAGCGTGGCGGCCTGCATGCGCAGCGGTGCCGGCAGATCAGGGTTGCGCATCACCCCCAGCAGGTAATCCAGCGGCATGAGGCCAGAGAGATCCGGCTCAGGTTCAGGCGGCGCTGGCCGCTCCTTGCCAAAAGGCCAGGTCGGCGGCGCGTCCTCTGGCTTGAAGCCTTCGGCGTCCACGCTGGGCGCCGCGCGCCGCTTGTACTTCCTGGGCTCAGGCGCCTGAGCGTCTGCTGTCGGTGCGGCTGGCGGCGTCTTCTTTGGGCGGCCAGCACCGGGCCGAGAGCCCCCTCTTGCCATGGCTCACCTCTTTGATTCTTTGATTTCTTTGATTTCCGCGATTCCCCAGAATTCAAAGGTCCGAATTTCCCTGTGATTGCAACGGGTTGCAGCCGATACCTCATGTGGCCGACTGCCCCGAAACAATCAAACAGGGGGCTTTTTTGTGCGCGTGCGGAACAGGGCGGTATCCGGGGCCGGCCCTCTCAGCCTTTGACCCCCTCCCCTCCCCCCGACCGTCCCGGCGATGCCCCTGGCTCGCGTCAGGCGGCCTCAGGCTGCGTCCGCGCCGAGCCTGGATAGCTCCAGGGTCTGCAGCAGCTTGCGCACCTCTTGGACGCTCTGCTGGCATTCGATGGTCGCGCCGTGCATCGTCTCGATGTACGACCGGATGCCGTGCCACTGGCTTGATGCCCCGGCCTCGCTCACCCGGACGATGCCATCAGGGTTGAGCAGGTGCTTGAGGCCGTTGCGGTCTGTGACTTCGATCATTGCCCCTGCTCCTGCCGTTGGCGCTCCTGCCTCAGTAGACGAGTGCCGGCGTACAGCGCCAGCTGCGTGATTGCGGCCCTCATGCTGCGCCACCATCCACCACGGTACGCATGGCAGTCGAGCCTGCATCGGCTTGCCAGGCCTTGGAAGCGCCAATCTCAGCCAGGCGGTCAGCCAAGGCCTCAGCATCGGCTGCCGCGTACTCCTGCGCCAGCACCCGCTCCACCTTGCCGACAGCCTCGCGAAGGATGAACTTCACGGCATGGCTCTTGGAGGCCGTGTAGGTCTCCAGCAGTTGGCTCAGCACCTCCGCATGCTTCTTCGCCCTCGCTTCGGCGCCCGCCTCGACGCGCCCAGCCAGGGTGCGCATGAAGACCGACCTCGTGTCCATTGCTAAATCCATGTCCTGCTCCTCAGTGGCGGGCCTCGGTGCCCTGGTGCGATGTGGTGACGGCCGGCGCGGCGTGAGAGCCTGGCTGGTACTGCGAGGACGGCATGGCGTCCAGCTGGGTCTGCAGCAGCTTGCGCTTAATGTGCGTGCTCATCGGCAGGATCACCGCAGGGTTGGGGATGGCGCTGGGGCTGATCGTGCGGTTGATCTCGGTCACCGCCGAGAACACATGGCCGCACTCGAAGTTGCGGCACTGGAAGATGGTCTCGCGGCTGGTGCTGGTCAGCTGCAGGCTGGTGCGGGTGTAGGCATGCTCTTGGCAGTGGGGGCACATCATTCGCATAGGTCAGCACTCCTTGCGCTCGCGGCGCTCTGTGGAACACGTAGGGGCCGCGACATGCGGCACGACAACGGGGATCGGGGTTGCCTTGGCTGGCTTCGGTGCAGTGGGCGTCGGACGTGGCGCCATCGGCGCCGGCCTGGCAGGCGGGATCACGATCACAGGGCGCACCGGAATCACCACCACGGGCGCGGCCTGGGCCAGGGAGTGGATTGCAGCGCCAGCAACCGCAGCAGCCATCATTCGGATGGATCGCATGGTCATTCCTTCAAAGTTGGGCTCGTAGCGCCGCCTCGCGGGCCGTCTTCTCGACGTGACAGCCGCGCTTGTTGCCCTCGGCGTCGTAGCTGACGCACAGGCACTGCCTGTTGTCGTCGGTGTCCTCGCCGCCCTGCCACAGCGGGACGATGTGATCCAGCTCGAAGGGTCGGGGCGTGCCGGGCGTGATGTCGATCAGTTCGCAGCAGCAGGCACAGCGCGGGCCGTCTCGCAGCCATATCCTCAGCCGGGCCTCCTGCCTGGCCCGCCCTCGGGCTCGGCCGGTAGCGCCCAGGCGCGGAGCCTGCTGCAGCTTGCGGGATTCGGCCTTCTGGATCCGCAGCGGCAGTGCGTTGATCCTTGGTCGCTGACCCATATCGGCCCCTTCAATCAAAGCCCGTGCGCACAACGGTGCAGGAACCATCCATGTGAGTCACAAGAAATTCGTCTTGGTCCACCTCAGGGTAGCGCTGCATGTTGCGCAGGTCGACGTGCGCTACCTTGCGCATCTCCTGGCCGCGCTCCGTCAACACAGGCATCAGGCCAGAGCAGAGAAAGCCGAAAAGTTTCTCGCCTTGGTACGTCGTCATTACAGCCTCCCGTAGCAGTGGAACAGGCAGGGCATCGCCTCCCGCCCCTGGATGACGTAGATCGAACCAAAGCGAATGCGCTCGCCAGCGACTCGCCCCTGTGCATCCAGGCGCAGAGGGTGGTGATGCACCTTGACCCAACCAGCACGGGTGTTCACCTCCAGCACCCTGTAGAGGGTCTGCCCGGAATCCATGTCCACGACCGTGGCGCCGCGCGCGTTCTGGGCGTTGTAGAGCATCACGATCTCCTTGGAAGGAGCCGCCACGCAGGCCTTGCACCCCATGCGCAATGCATGCTTTGCCGGGCGCACCTGGTGGCGGCGAACTGGTGACGGATGCCGGCGCTACCCGGCGCACTATCGGGGCCTTGACCCCTGAGCAGGCTTGTCGAAGTCCCTTTTCGGGCCGCCTGCAGATCAGCTTTCTGCTTTCCGTCGAAATGGAGCGGCCTCCGGGAATCGAACCCGGCTCCTCAGCTTGGAAGGCTGATGCCCGACCGATAGGCCAAGGCCGCATGTGTAGGTCACCCCTTCGGACTTATGGCCAATGCCACAGGGGAAATGCCGTTCGCGAACTATCCAGCGCCGCTGCGCTTGCGGAGGAGTGCCCGCCCCATCACGCCACTCAGGGGCGGCCCCGGCTGGATCGGGGAGCCAACGAAAAAGCCCGCAGGGCGTGAACCGTGCGGGCTTTTGACATGTCTATCCATCTCTTGCTCACCGAAGCCGCTACGGGCAGTCATCGGAGTGCTGGACGGTGACGTCGGCATGCAGACTTTCTCATGCGAACCGGCAGTCGCAATTCTAACAACAGTTTTCAGGAGGTCAATGGGTCGCGCGCGTTTTTCCGCAGATCCGGCCGCCAGCGTCCTGCATGCAGCTGTCCATGTAGCGCATCGCCTTCGCTCCCACAGCGCCCTCGGGAGCGGGCAGCTCACCTGAGCCAGCGCAGGCCATGCACTTGTCGTCGGACAGCTCCGTGTCGCTCCAGCGCTTGAGCATCCGCCCACGGCCAGAGCACAGCGGGCACTTCGGGGAAAGCCACTGCAGGATGATCTGATCGACCGCTTTGTCGGGCATACCGTCCAGGAGCAGCTTGATGGCCAGGTGACGGCGCACGCTGCGGAGCGACTTGAGCGGCTGGACCAGCAGGAGCATTTCGCTGTCGTAGCTGGCCTGAAGCTTTTCCTTGGCCGTCTTGGTGCTGTCGGCCGTCACCTTGGTGATGCCCTTGCCCATCGAGACGCGGGCAGCATGGAACACATCGCTGCGCGAAGGCTTCTTCGGCAGACGGCGGCCAGCGCCATCAAATTCAGCCTGAAGGCGCATCAGTGCCGCGCCGAACTGCTGGGGCGCCCAGGCCACGGCCATGAGGTAGTCCGCATCCCCGGTGGTGCGCGCGTCCACACGCAGTGACATGGAGTGAGTGGCTGCGGCGTACCGCTCTTGCGTCGTTGGTGCTTCGCTCATCGTGATCTCCTCAATTGCCCATCAAGCGCTGCACGGTCACGTTCAGCGCGTCCATTTCGTCCATCCGCTTGACCGCCCACATGCGGCGCTGGCCATGCAGGCCAAGCAGCGCGCCGCGGTGGCAGCTCTCGCACAGGGCAATGCACACGTACTGGCGGTGCTGCTTGACGTGGTGCGCCTCGCTCGGGCCCGGGGCGTCACACACGCTGCAGGGCAGCTCCTTCACTGCGGCCAGGTGCTCGCGCTCGCGGTCGTTCAGCTTGTTCAGCATGGGGACACCTCCACGATCACACGCCCGCCAGGCGTTTCTCCCCGGGTGATGCTCAGACTCCAGTGCTTGTCGTCCACGCCGAGCACGTCCGCCAGCCCGTCCAGGCCTGCTTTCATCCGCGCCAGGGCGTTGTCCAGGTCATAGGCGCGGCGAGTCGGCGCATGAAAGGTCAGCGCCAGATGCAGCTTCTGGGCCTGGATGCGGCGCACGCCTTGCTGCACGGCGGCGTAGGCGCAGGCGTGGCGATAGTTCTTCTTGGCCTTGGCCAGGCTCGCCCAGTGCAGGCGGGCGTTCGGGCTAAGCTCCTTCGGAGGCCATGGGAGTTCGACCCTCACTGAACCTCCCGCATCACATCGCGCAGCGCCAGCTGCAGGGCCTTGAGCGATCCATGGTTGGCAATCACGCGGTCGGGGCTGAACTGGCTGCCGTCGGTGTCGCTGACGTGGCCTGTAGCGCCAGCCGAGACCCCTGGGCGCGTGACCTGCCAGATCTGGCCGCCCAGCTCGCGCACCATCGCAGCCTCGTTCTGGAACCGGCAGTCGGTGATGGCCCAGAACAGGCCAGTCCCCTCGCCCTCCAGTACGTCGCGCACCTTCTGGACGAAGTAGTCGCGCTCCTGCGAGCGGCGGTAGTCGCCCCACCATTGCAGAATCTGCCGTGGGCTGCGCGCCGAATGCCAGTACTCGCCCGCCTTGAAGTCGCAGAAGCCGGAGTCCTTGCAGAAGTCGATGGCCAGCAGGTACGAAGGACGCTCTTTGGAATCCCTCCGCTTGAGATCGTCCTCGCTGACACCCCAGGCCTCTGCCACCTCGGCATACAGCGCATCGGCGAATGCCAGCCTCCAGGCAGGAAGCATGCCCGCCACCGTGTCTTTTCCAGCGCCAGCGGCGCCGCAGAGTGCGATCAATCGCATTACGCTCCCATCCCTTGGTTTTGGATCAGCCCAGAAAACATGCCGGCAGCGGCCCCGAAAGAAACGAATTCGCCGCGGCGCGTCTTGCTCACGGTCTGCTTGCTGATACCCAGCTCAGCCGCCAGCTCAGGCCCCGTCTTCGGGCTGGTTGTGATGAACGCCATCAGCTCCGGCGTGACCACCGCCCGCTTGCGGTTGATCGCTCGGTTGGCCAGAATCCGGCGCACCGATCCCTTGAGCTTCCCGGTGTGACGAATCCAGTCCCCCAGCTCCTTGTCCGAAGTGCAGCGGATGTGCGCGGGATTGCAGCAAGCCATTTCGGAGCACACGCCGTATGCGCTCCAGCCAGCCGGAATGGGGCGGCCGGTCTTGCAGTGCCAGACTGCGCGTGGGCCGTTCTGGGTGGACATGCAGTCCTGCCCCTTCGTGTAGTTCGGCGCGTAGATGTTGGCGCGGCCATCGGGGCGCAGTGCGCCCTTCCACAGCCAATGTCCGTCGTCTGTGACCACGCAGCGGCCTTTGATCTCTTCGAGCGTTCGCATGGTCAGAAGTCCTCCGCGTACTTCTTCGGGCCGCTGGCATCAGCCTTCGAGGGCGCGGCCAGCGAGGCTGTGGACTGGTTCCACAGCTGGTACTGGCCCTCGAAGTGCAGCGCCAGCTCGCCCTTGCGGCCGCCACGGGCCTTGCCCAGACTGCAACCCTTCAGGGTGCAGCCGTTGTCGGCGAGCGCGTGGTCCCACAGGAAAATGATCGTGTCCGCGTCCTCTTCGATCGCGCCGCATTCCTTCAGGTCCGACATCTGGGGGCGCGGGTTCGTGCGCTTCTCGACATCCCGGTTCAACTGGCTGAGCAGCACGACCGTGATGCGCAGCTGCTTGGCCAGGCGCTTCAAGCCGCGCGTGATGTCTTCGAGCTGAGTGCGGCGCTCCTTGCGTGGATCGCCCTGCATCAGCTGCAGGTAGTCAACCACCAGGGTCTTGATGCGGTACTTGCGGACAAGCCCGCGTGCCTTGGAGGTGACCTCTGCCAGGGTCAGGCCCGGCACGTCGTACAGGTACAGCGGCAAGTCGCGGATGGCCTCGACAGCCTCGGTGACGCGCGCCCACTCGTCGTCCGTGAGCTGCCCCGTCTGGATGCCGTCGAGTGGCACGCGGCCCTTGTTCGCGACCGTGCGGTCCACCACCTCATCGTTTTCCATCTCCATGCCGAGAAAAGCAGTGGGTATGCCGTCGGCGGCCTGGCGCTCGGCGATCTGCTGCGCCAGGCTGGACTTGCCGACCGAAGGGCGCGCGGCGATCACCACCAGCTTGCCATCGGCGAAGGCGCTGGGCGCCATCCGGTCAAGGCCTGGAAAGCCAGAGGAGCGGCCTGCCTTGGTCTTGCCGTCGGCGCGGCTCATCAAGCGATCAATGAAGCCGCCAGCGAACGCGGAAACAGGCTGGGGCTCGGTGCCAGCCTTGCTCTCCAGCACGCTCTCCAGCGCCAGCACCGAAGAGCCCACGCGCTGCTCGATGGTCTGCGAGCCGTCGCCAGCGAGCTCGGACACCTGGAAGGCAGCGGACCTGAGAACGCGCTCCTTGGCGTATCGGGCGATGGTCTCCGCATGCGTGGGCACGGCCCGGATGTAGCAGTAGCTCTGAGCGATGGCGTGCACATCGTCCCACTCCACCTCCTGGCCACGCAGATCCTCCATCACAGCCACAAGGTCCACGAACTTACCGGCCAGGATCAGCTTCTCAGCCGCCAGCCACAGGGTCCGGTGCAGCGGAACACAGAAAGCGTCGGCCGAGATGATGCCGGCTGCAATGTCGTAGGCCTCAGGGCCGTTGGCCAGTACAGCACTCAGCACCGCGCACTCGGCCTCGTTCGAAAACAGCAGCTCCTCGTCGGGCAGGTCAAAGGCGTTCATGCTGCCTCCCGTGCCGCTGCAGCAGCGTCAGCCACACGCTTCGCCTGCTGGCCTTCGCTGGTCCACTGGGCCGGGCCGTCAGCGTGCACCGTCCAGAACCTGTACCAGCGGTCCCGCACCGAGTTCGCGAACACGGCAGGCCAGTCCTTGTACTTTTTGTCCTTGCGCAGGCCGGTCGTGTGCTCCTCGCGAAAGCGCAACCAGGCGATCTGAGCCATGTCGTCGCTGATGCCGGCATCGGTCATGTCCTGGCGGATGTGGTGGTCCTCAGGAATCGGCTTCACGTTCTGCGCCTTGCAGTCGGCCAGGTAGGTCTTCAGCGTGATCGACTTCGAAGCGGGTGAGGAAGAGCGCGAGCCCTCGCGCGTCTCTCTCTCTTTATCTTCTTCTTTATCTTCTTCTAGGCCGTTACCTTGGCGTTGCTGTAACGTTTCATCGCCGTTTCCATCTCCGTTACCTGGAACGTTTCCACCACCGTTACCGGATTCGGCCTTCTTTTTCTCGCGGTGCTTTGCCACGCGCGCCGTGCTGTTGTCGCTCCGCATCTGGCGCTTCTCCCAGCCCAGGGGCTGCCAGTCTTCGGAGATCAGGCCACCGGCGACCAGGCGCTTCTTGACCTCGCGGATCACGGCGTGGTCAATCCACATGCGCTGGGCGACGATGCGGTCCATCAGGTCAGGCGCCGCGCCAGAGTCCAGCGTGCCGTCGCACTTCAGCGCCAGCAAACCGATGAAGTGCCGCTGATCTTCGAATGCCAGGGCGATGATCTTGGGGTCGTTGAGGAACTCGGAATACATCCGGAACCAGGGGTAGCTGCCTGCGTTGCTCATTGCGAACCCCCACGGATGGACTGCAAGAACTCGCCCGCGGCCTTCATCAGTGCCAGCACGAAAGGCTCCATGGTGCGGCGGTCCTCAGCGCAGAAATGGCCGTCCGCCGCAGCTGCAGAGGTCACGGTGACAGTCTTGCCCGCCTTGCCGGCCAAGGCCAGGAACAGGCGCATGGCGTCCGCAGGGTCGCGGGGCTCCAGCTCGAAGTCCATGGGCACCTGGCCAACGAGATGCGACAGGGCGAACACAGTGCGCTTGGCCTGGGCCAGCACGATGATCTCCAGAACGGCGCTCATGGACGGTGGCGCGGATTCATGGTCGGGGTTGATCCCGTTGGCCAGCGTGTTGCCGTTCATGTCCAGATGCTTGGCAATGGCACTGATGCCGCCAGGGAACTCCTTGGCGTCTGCCTGCAGCGCCAGGAACAGCGCGCGGTGGGTTTGCTTGATGGGTCTACGCATAGCGAATGCCTCGTGAGATTCGCCTACCGCTGGCAGGCTGGGGAAACGAAACTCGCTGCATGAAAACCAAAACAACGAGTGAGAGAGGTGCCCGCCACGCCCCTGGCTACGATGTCGTTCTCAGAACTGACATCGCCAGGGAGGGCGGATATGGATTGGTGGGAGCGCTGGAAGGACAAGCACTGGGAGGGCAGATACACCCCTGGAGAGCGAGGGTTCCCCATGGGCCACTGGTCACGGCCTCCTCTTCGACGCGTCGCAATTTGGTTTGCAAGGCATTGGCGAGAACAGCCGCTCGGGTTGCTTGGCGCCATCGCAGGCCTCATTGCGGCGATTGCGGCCCTGCTTGGGGGTATCGCGGCCATCATTCAGGCGCTCCGATAACAACAGCCTGCCAATCTGCGTCAGTGACTACGACGAACTTGACGCCCGTGCGAGCCGTCTCCAGCTGGAGGGCCGCCTTCAGATCTCCATACTCGCGAGCGGACAGCTCTCTTGCTGGACGCAGTAACACGGTCGCACCAGCAGGAACCACCAGGGCGCCAAGCTCAATAGCGGAGTCGCGTGAGGCGAAGGGAGACCACTTAGCCATGACGCGCCTCCTCGCCTGCGGGGGTGGGCTGCGCCAGCTCAGGCCAGATGACCTGCCAATCAGTGGGCCGCAGATCTGACAGAAGAATCCGGGGATCCGCCGCATTGATCCGCCGCGCGAGCGCTGGGTTTGCCTTCCTCCGTCCAGTGAGGACTTGGTAGAGGTACGCAGGCGTTGTCTCCGACCGCTCCGCAAGCTCGCGGGCGTCTTCTGGCGTGAGGGTTGGTATAGGCATGCCCCATTCTATAGCACACGCTAAAGCATAGGCAAACAAATCGTTAGCGCACGCTATTTTCGCAATTGCTATCTTCGAGACATGACGAACGACACGCAGGAATTCAGGATCCAGCGGCTTTTAGCTGCGTCCAAAAAAGCCGGAAGCGACACAGCGCTGGCGCGCCTGCTCGGTTACACCAACGGATCCTTCATCGGCCAGATGAAGAGTCGCCATCGGCCGATCAAGGAGGATTTTGTGGAAAAGCTTGAAGCACTCCCAGGTTATGCCGGCTGGTTCACGGCCGAAGCGGATAACGCCCCGGCGCCTGTCAGCATGCCCGCGCGCGACCAAGACGATATCCCTCCAGGCTACGTGCGCCTACAGCACCTATCACCAACCCCATCCATGGGTCCAGGGCGAGGCCTGAGCGAGCCCGTCCAGATCATCCGGCACCTCGATGTGCTGGAGAGCTGGGTGCGCCAGAAAGTCGGTAGCACGAACTACGACCGCATCAAGATCCTCACTGGCTGCGGGCAGAGCATGCTGCCCACAATCAACGACCACGACCTGGTTTTCGTGGATATGGGGCAGAAGTCCATCGATGTGCCGGGAATCTATGTGCTGGATGTCTGTGACCGGCTGCTGCTCAAGCGTGCGCTCATCCACTCCACAGGGACCCTTGTGCTCCGTAGCGACAACGCAGAGGAGTTCCCGGACGAGGAGCGGATTGATCTAAGAACGGCTGCCGACAGCATCAACGTAGCTGGCCGCGTTAAAGCTTGGTGGACTCTGCACCAAGGCTGAAACGAGCAGCCAAACGCCGAAGAACCGTGCATCGAATGCATCAGCCTGCAGCTTCATGCGACAACAAATTCGATGCAAAACTGGACAAGTAGCGCGGTGTATATACAATAGCAACATGCGTATGTTTCTTTCGCCGTCCGTACGAGCCAAACTTGGTAGACCAGATCACAACGTCACCGAGCAGGAAATCCTTCAGTGTTTCGCGAACAGGGACCGAGCGTTCCTTGTGGACACAAGGCCTGAGCATCAGACCCCCATCCCGACGCAGTGGTTCGTGTCCGAAACGGACTACGGAAGAAACCTCAAAGTTGTCTTCATCAATGACACCCGTGCAGGTATCGTAGACATCAAGAGCGCGTACCCAGCAACTGAAGAGGTTGCTAGGATTTATTTGAAATATGCACCACCGCTTACCTAGGAGAACACCATGACTGAAGAACGCCTGATCGACTACGACAGTGTTGGCGAGAGCGAAGCTCACGTTGCCGTCGCTCCGGCCAGCATCTCGGTCGGCATCGAAGACACCCTGGACCTGCAGCCAATCTCTATCCGACTGCAACGAGATCTGCTGGACAACCTGAAGGCTCTAGCCAAGCTGAACGGCCTGGGCTACCAACCACTTATCCGGCAGGTTCTGACCCGCTGGGTAGATTGTGAACTGAAGAACATGCTACGGCAAAAGGCATCGGCATCGGCCTCAGCTTCGGGACTGACATATCGAAGTGCGGACGACGAGGATTCTCACGCAGAGCCTGCTCTTCGTGACGAACTGCGCAAGGCCGCGTAAGCCAGCCAAGCCGATAGCCTCAGAAAAGCCCGCCTAGTGCGGGCTTTTGCATTTCATAGCCTCCAAACCAGTTCTCGTCCGTCCTCGGTCCCGCCTTGAGCGGGATTTTTTTCGTCTGTGTGTTGGGTGGTCATGCGCCGATTTTCCGCCATCTATAGCACTTGCTCAATTTATTTCTTGCGCAATTCATAGCAGATGCTAAAGTTCATCCCAGCGCAGCACAACCAGGTTGCGCCGGGTGAGGTGATCGGGCCGCGCTCTACTGGATCTCTAACAAGCTGCAGCCGATGTTGCTGGCCCTACCTGCAGGGCCTTCGTCCGGCACATGCACCAGCGGGCTCGGGCCGCTGCTCTGCTCTGGCAGTCCTGCCAGGCCACAGTCCGCCAAAGCGCGGTAGACGGGCAAAAAGAGATGAGGCCACCCCTGGCGCCAAGACGAGCAAGACAGGGCAACAAACGTACATGCGGCACGCCGCGAAGGAGAACACATGCGAGATTGATAGGCCGGCAGACCCGGCCACCACCTGGCCGCGCAGTCTCGCGGAACGTTGCCGACAGGCGAGTTACCAGGGCAAAGAAAGCGCCGCGAGCGCACTGGGTACTTGGGAGTGGCGACCCCTCAACGCAATCAGTGAAGCCACAGCATGACCGGGAAACCGGCGCCGCCCCGAGCGTCATCGGGGCAAACCAAGGGGTTCAGCGCCAGCAGAGTCCCTTGGTTTGAAGTCGCGTGCACCCCCTCGGCGGGGTCGGATCTGCAAAAGGATTGGTGCACACCATGCGACTCTGTTTTTTGATGGCAAATCGTGACAGGTACTTGCCCACCTGCAACCAGTGAAAGTCTGGCGCTTACACGCAGAGGGAAAGCCGGGGCGAACACGGCAGCCATCAACCAGCATTTCAGTTTCGCCGGGCCAGGGCCTTCACCACCACGCCATCTCTCCCTTGCGCGCCGCCATGCGGCACCGGCCTTTGTCCACGTCTCGCCCGCACCTCGCGGGCGTTTTCGTTTCCGGCCCCACGGGCCACATCCCCAGGAGATCCGCATGCTGAGCTACGTGAACATCCACGGGCGGCCCGTGAGCGTCGCCCCCCCCCATCGAGGTCAAGAAGAAAGCCCGCGCCCAGCCCGATGCGTTCCACAAGGGTTGGCGCGTCATGGGCATCCCGCCTGGCAGCCTGGAAAAGGCCCGCGAGGAACACATCAAAAAGGCGCGCGACGCGGAAAAGCGCGGCAAACCGATTGCGGATTTCGACCAAGGCGCCTGGCTCGCAAAGGCGAAGAAAAAGCCGGTGCGCTCCAAGCCCTACGAGGTCATGACGGCGGCCATGCAGTGCAAAGACCTGGCCGAGCGCGGCGGATGGCTGGCACTGGAACTGGCCGAGGTAACGAAAGGGGCTGTCGATGATTCGCGTTACTCCTTCTGAACCCTTCTGCGATGACCCGGATGCCCGCTACCTGCGCGAGTCTCCAGGACCGCTCGCAGAGCAGGGGCGCATCCCTGGCCGCTGGCTTGTCGCCGTGCTGCTCGCCCTGATCGTCCTGTCCTGCAGCGCCTGCAGTGCGGCAGACGCGGCCCAGGAGCCCAGCGCCAGCGCGGCGGACCTCAAGCGCGCGGCCATGTCGGCCTGGGCCTGCCCTGGGATGCATGCCGAGTGGTCCGGCGAGGTCGTTGTCTGCCTGCGGGAGCGGCCGTAATGCGCACCCTCTTCCACCTATTTGCCTGGTCCGCCATCGGCGCGGCCACCCTCGCCGCTGCAGCGGCAATTGCCACATGAAAGCCACCGACACCCCTCCCCTGCTGTCCCTGCGCGTCACCGAGATCGCAGACATCGGCGACATCTACCTTGTCGTTGAGCCCGGCACCTCCCGCGTGGGCGGCGTGCCCACGCTCATCGTGCACTCCCTGTCCCGCGCCTGGTCCACCGCGCTGCCTGAAGCAGACCCCATCGGCGCCCTGGCTCGCATCGGCCCAGCGAAGTTAGCCGAGGCCCTGGAATTCAGCCGGCCATCGGGCTACGACTACGACAGCGGCTACTGGCGCGACACATTGCGCGACATCGCCGCAGTCATCCCGCTGGCCGTCCAGCAACACATCTACCGCAATCCATCATGACAAACTCCATCCGCCAGATGCTTGCCGCGAAGGTCGCAAAGCGAGCCGACGCGGTGCGGGTCCTCTACGAAGAGATCCACATCGAGCCCGGCTTCAACCTGCGCCTGGGCGGCTCCGAACTCGAAGAGTCCATTGAAGCCCTCGCGCAGCACATCATCGACGGAGGCACCTATCCACCCCTGGAGCTGCGCGTGCGTGATGCGGGCGGAATGTACATCGTGGACGGCCACCGGCGCCATGCAGCCATCGGCCTGGCACTGGAGCGCGGCGCTCCGCTGGAGGATCCGCGCGACGGCAAGGTGTGGATTCCGATGGTGCTCTTCGAGGGTAACGACGCAGACCGCACTGCCCGGATCATCACCAGCGCCGCAAACAAGCCGCTCACCCCGCTGGAGATGGCCGAGGGATACAAGCGCCTGCGCGCCTTCGGCTGGCCCCCGGCGCACATCGCCAAGAAGGTCGGCAAGTCCACTGAGCACGTCCAGCAACTGCTCGCCCTGGGTGATGCGCCCAACGCTGTTCGCGAGATGGTCACCTCTGGCGATGTGTCTGCAAGCCTTGCGGCGAAGACAGCGCGGAGCCTGGGCGGCGACAAGGCAGCCGAGACCCTGGCTTTCCAAGTGGCAGAAGCAAAGGCTCAAGGCGCCAGCCGCGTGACCCCCAAGACCATCGGCGGCGGCAAGACCAGCGCCAGCCAGGCCCGCGCAGATTCAAAGCACCTCGATTTCCTCATCGCCGAAGGTGCGCGCGTGTGCCAGGGCAGCCGCTCGGACCTGGCCACGCCAGAGCCTGGACAGCACGGCTATTGGCTCGAATGGCCCAGCGGCGCAACACAGCCTGGCATCTTCGCGACCGCGCGCCTGGCAATCGACACAGCAATCAAGCAGCAGATCACCACATGACAAGCAAGACACACGACATTGCCGCGCATCGCGCGGAACGCGACCGAGAGGCGGCTCTCAGCGCCAGCAGGCGCGCACGAAGCCTCTGGTGGGATGAGCAAAAACCGGAGCACTGCTTTGGCTGCAGCGCCCCAGTTCCCGAAGACCACAAGCGCGGCGATCCGCTGCCCTGTGGTCACTGAGGATCTGCTCAATTCGGAATAAACCACTTGCCATCGGCACCCAGTTCCCATGCGGTTGCTGATGCGGCGTTCTGCCGAACCAGCACCAATCCATGCACTGCATCATTGCGGTTTATGTATCCCTCGCCGCTGGCAGCAATTATTTTGCCGTTGTCGGCGACCATATTCCAATACCACTGATGGTTGTTGGCGGACTTGAAGATCTGGAATTTCACGGCAGGCCTTTCCAATTGCAGTTAAAGACGCGGAATTCTTGCGCCTCACAAACCAAATCGCCATACATAGAACCCCCTATACATTCAATTGATTGACCGCGATCAATTGAGGTAATCAATTCACAGAATTCACTCAGTCAAACCGCCGGCAGGCGGTTTTTCTGTTTCTGCACCCCATGACCCCGACCCCACCCCCGACCAGCTCGCTGCTGCAGCGCGCAGGCCACGTCATCAACACCACTGCCAGCAACTGGCAAATCGACAGGAGCAACCCATGACCCACATCCTGATCCCGCGCGAACCCAGCACCGCCCTGCTGCGACCCTTCGTGGGCTGCCCGCAAGAAGAATTGCCCCAGGCCTATGCCGCGATGATCCGCATCGCCGAGGTCCAGCATGCCCGCGCCGGCACCCAGGGCCTGGCCCAGATCGAGGAGTCTGCAGGGGCAGCACCTGACGCTGTGGCTCCCCAAGGCGAATGGCGCATCGATACATCAGCAGGCCGAGAAATATTGGTCTACAAGGGATGCTCGGTGATCGAAGAAGCGGACGCACGCTATGTGCTCTCTCTGATTGCAGCGGCTTCTCAGCCTGCCGCTGCCGCTGCGGCGGCGCCGACATTGGACGTGACACTGGACGAGGACCAGGCCGGCCTGCTGCGCGACATGCTGGGCGATCCTGCCGAATACGAGGAGGCCCTCACCGTGCGGCTGATTGTGTGCGACGGCCATAGCGGACACGGTCTGTATGTCGCCCAGGCTGAGTATCAGGACGAAGGCGCCGCGCTCCTGGCGCCTCTGCCCGCCACGGCCTCGCCCGCCCTGGAAGCGCCTGCAGCCCCGGTCTGCGAGCGTTGCGGCCTGTCGCCGGCAGAGCACAACCCGACGCACTGGTGCGACAACCAGAGCTTCGCGGCAGCAGCGCCCCAGGCACCTGCTGCGCCCTCGGTCAACGAGCGCGCAGCATACATCGAGTTTCTGACTAGCAAGTTCCCGCGATCCTACGGCAGGGAAGAAGCGGGGCGCTGGTGGGACCAGGGGCATGTTTCCGCGCTCACATGGCAGGCGGCCCGCGCCGCGCCGGCAGCACCTGCTGCGCCTGCAGTGGATGTGCTGTCTCCCGAACGGATGCGCGAAGAATTCATTGCCTGGGCGGAGGTGGCCTATCGCCACGAAGAAGACTTCACCAAGCGCGACTTCGAGATTTGCCTGAAAGCATGGCGTTTTGGAAGTGCAAACGCCCTCCTCGCAGCCCAGGCAGCAGCCAAGGGGGCGTGAGCATGGGATACACCCTGAACCCGCGAAACAAGGCGGCAGGCGACTTCGACGCCGGCGGATTCTCGTGGCCGTGGATGTTGGATGCCGGTGTTGGCCTGCCCCTGGGCTATGGCAAGGCCTTCGTGCCTGGACAGTACGTCGCGCGGAATCGCAAGGATGGACTGTGCGTTTCCAAAAACGATGGCGCCCGGGTCTCGGCCTCCGAAGCGAAACAGATGGCGCAGATCGCTCGCTGGGTGGCCGACCTGCAGGACAGCCTGTATGCCGAGTGGGAAAAGATGCCGGCCAGCGAACAGCAGCGCATGCGTGACGACCGCACCCGCCTTTACACCCTGCCTGTGCGCCGCGACTTCGTTGAGGAAACGCGCGCATTTGCTGACTGGGCCGAGAAGTCTGGAGGCTTTCGTGTCTGGTAACGACCCACCGCGCCCCACTGGGCACAAGGAGAGCACATGAAGCTCAGCAAGAGCCAGCGAGCGGCCCTGCGCGAGAAGTTCGGGGGCCGCTGCGCGTACTGCGGTGAGGAGCTGGGCGACCGCTGGCATGCCGACCACATCGAGTATGTGGAGCGCGAGCTGGCATTCGTCCCCGGCAAAGGCGTCGTCACCACTGGACGCGTGCTCAGGCCCGAGCGCGACACGCTGGAGAACATGAACCCGGCATGCGCGCCCTGCAACCTCGACAAGCACAGCCTGACCCTGGAAGCCTGGCGCGCGCTCATGCAGCGCAGCAACGAGGTGCTGATGCGCGATGTCAGCACGTTCCGCCGCGCTGTCCGCTACGGGCTGGTCGAGATGAAGGCCATGCCCATCGTTTTCTATTTCGAGACCCTGGCCCAGGGGGCGCACAAGGAGAGCTGATATGCCACTTCAAGAACTGCCACCCAACGACCTGGAGATCAAGATCGCATCGCGCGTCGGCGTCATCCCCGCATGTCCATTTTGCGAGAGCGCCGCGTTCATGAGCTCCAGTCTCAACGTAGAGGCATTCGGCGGACCGCTCTACCAGGCGCGCATCTCATGCACAAACATCAGCTGCAATGCCCGTGTGTTGATCAACCAGCGCACCCTGGAGCATGCGCAATCCGATGTCATGAAGAACTGGGCCAAAGCCCCGCGCGCCCAGGCGCAGCAGAAAGGACCACATGAAGGTTGAGCGTTCAAACGCGGTCGTGCACATCACGATCAGCGACATCATGCAATCCCACCGACTGGACCCCATACGGGTCACGCTGGATGACATCGAGCCAGGGCGCGGCCGAATCACCATCGAGTGCTACGGCAGGGCCTGGGCATCGTACTGGGGCGCCATGGGAGAGCAGTGCATCGCGCAGTTCTTCGCAAGCGGCGACAACCACTACCTGATCAAGAACCTCGCGCCGGGCCTGAATTCCTCGCGGTTCAGCGGGGAGGCCCTGGCGAAGTTCGCGCGCAAGACGATCTGCCTGCGCCGCCGATTCCGGGACCATCGCACGCAGATGAATTACGGGAGCCTCGGCAAAGAACAGGCGCGCGAGCTGTTTGACGAAGCCGACGATCTCAGTGACTGCCAAACACAGGACTCCTGCTGGAGCCATTCCAAGCTCCTCGAAGAAGTTTTCCACCAGGAGTGGTGGTACGCGCTTGGCCCTGAATCCGAGGAGCCAAACCCCGAGTACGGCTACCTGGAGCGCATCTGCAATGCCGTGCGCGAGGCTCTGAAGCAGATCGCGCCGGCAGCCGAGAAAGGACAGACCCCGTGACCACAGCACCAACACCCTCCCGGGCCGATGCGCTCATCCGCGAGCACCGCGCGAGCATGCACCCTGAGACCCTGCGCGCCTGGGCATCGGATGCAGTCGATGAGCTGGGGCGCCTGCAGGCCGACAACGAGCGCCTGCGCGGAGACTGCGCGGTCCGGGGCGCACAGATCCAGCGGATGGCCGCCTTCATCTATGAGCTGGAGGGGCGCAAGGCGCCGTCGCCCACCAAGGAGACCTGAATGCCCAGCAAGAAGCCCAAGGAATGGCGCGACAAGCGCGCGCCGCACCGAGACGACGAACCAATCACCTGGCCAGCACCTGCTGGCCTTTTTTATGCCTGAGCCGCCGCCCAGCGCCAGCCAGTGGGAGCTGGCCGACCGCGCGTATCAGGCCCACCACTTCGCGTGCCCTCAGTGCATCGCGGCCGGGGTCACTCGCTCGCAGGAGCGGTGCGCGGCCGGGGCGGCGCTGTGGAAGAAATACGAGCATGAGCGCGACCCGCGCCACAAAACAATAGGAGGACTGAATGTCCGAAAACCTCTTCCTCACCGATGAGCAATTGCGCCAGCTCACTGGCCGGCGGCACAAGTCCCGCCAAATTGAATGGCTGCGCGCAGAGGCAGTTCCGTTTCGAGTGAATGCCTCTGGTCACCCTGTGGTGACACGAAGCGCCATTGAGGGCAGGCAAGAATCGGCCATGCCGCAACATCAGGAAAAGCCTCGCTGGACGCCCCGCGTGGTCGGAGCGCATTGAATGGGCCGGAAACCAAGTCGCTGGAGCAATCTGCCAAAGGGCATGCGAGCGCGTGAGCGTGGACAGAAGGTCCACTACTACTTCGACACGGGAGGGAAGCCCCGCAAGGAAATCCCCCTCGGATCTGACTATGTGGCAGCCGTCCAGAAGTGGGCAGAGCTCTCGGCGGCTGACCGGAGCGCAGAAAAAACATACACCTTTCTGGATCTGGTTCCCGAGTATCGCAGCAAGGCATTGCCCAAGAAGGCGCCGAGAACCAGGGCGGACAATGAGAAGGAGCTGATTTGGCTGTTGAAATTCTTCGGTGACCCACCCGCCCCGCTCGACAGCATTGAGCCAGTGCACGTCCGCCAATACCTGGATTGGCGCGTCGCAGAGGCAAGAAGCCTGGCAGAGGCTGACAACAAGGAGCGCGCGGCGAATGGGCTGCCGGCTCAGCCGATTCCGGCTTCCATCGGCCAAGTGCGCGCCAATCGAGAGAAGTCCCTGTTCTCGCACATGTGGAACTTCGCCCGGGAACAGGGCCTCACGAAGGCCTCCAACCCCTGCGCAGGCGTGCGAGGCTTCCGGGAGGATGGGCGGGATGTCGTGGTCGGAGACGACCTGATGGCTCGGCTACTGGCGAAGGCCGCGGTATCCCTGCGGTTCGCTGTCCGCCTGGCGCTCCTCACTGGCCAGCGCCCTGCCGACGTGCTGCGCATGAGCGCCGACCACATTGCGGGCGGCATGCTGCATGTGCGCCAGGGCAAGACAGCGGCCAAACTGCGCATCGAAGTGACAGGTGCGCTACAGGAGCTGCTGGCCGAGATCCAGGCGCACAAAGCCCAGGTCAAAGCCGACACCTCGCAGTTGCTGGTCAACGAAGCGGGCCAGCCGCTGACCAAGAACATGCTTCGCGACCGTTTCGACGCCGCACGGGACGCAGCAGGAATTCCAAAGGCGCAATTCCAGTTTCGGGACCTGCGAGCCACGGCCGCCACCACCGTGGATGACGATGGCGGGATACGCCATGCCCAGGCGCTGCTGGGGCACACGACGGAGGGAATGACCGCCCAATACATCCGCCACAAGGTGGGCAAGAAGGTGAAGCCTGTTCGGTGAATTGCGGAACACGCCCAGAATTGCGGAACACGGGCCGCAAATCTCTGCCCCATTTTGCTACTTCTTCGATAGCAAAGAAAAAAGGCCCCGTATT